AAATATTGAAGTTGCTATTGATGCATTTGTATTTGCAGTTGCATATGCAGAGTAGGCATAAGTGTTAACTGTGTTTGCAAAATTGTATGAAGACTGTGCGATTGTATTCGCAGTATTTGCTTGATTGAATCCTGCACTTGCAGTTGTATTACCAGTATTTGCATGGTCAAATGCTTGCTGTGCTAAAACATTTGCAGAGTTTGCTTTAGAGAAAGCTGCATTGGCATAAGTGCCGGCATTAATTGCATTTGTGTTTGCAGTATTTGCTTGTGCGAAAGCGGGTGTTGCAATGTTTGCTTGTGTAAATGCGGCCTGTGCAACTACATTCGCTGCATTGGCAGTTACTTGTGAGTTGTTTGCAGTTAACCAAGAAAGTGATGCAGTTGAAACGGCAGTATTGGCAGCACCATAAGCTGCATTAGCATGTGCGAAAGCAGAATTGGCAGTATTTCTGGATGCAGTAACAAACGCATCATTTAATGTGATTGAAATTGTATTTGCATAATTGTATGCGTTTTGTGCAAGTACATTGGCACTATTTGCTTTATCGAAAGCGGCTAATGCAGAAACATTGGCACTATTTGCAGTTGTGTTTCCTGTGTTCGCTTGATTGAAAGCAGCTTGTGCAAGTACATTCGCAGAGTTTGCTTTATCGAAACCTGCTTGGTCGTATGTTGCATTAGCAAAACCTGTAATGGCAGTATTACTAATTGAACTAATACGACCATTGGCTGCAACAGTAATAACAGGCACAAAAGTTGTATTGCCGTGAGTTCCTGTTGTTATTGTAATGAATGTATTGTCGGTATTTGCTTGATTGAAAGCAGCTTGTGCAAGTACATTCGCACTATTCGCTTTATCAAAAGCGGCATTTGCGTGTAAGAATGCTGCGGTAACAGTTGCGGCACCTAGTGTGTTGGCGGCATCAAACGCTTGTTGTGCAAGCACATTGGCACTATTTGCTTTGTCGAAAGCACCATTTGCATGACCAAAAGATGAAGTTGCATAAGTCGCATTAGCAAAACCACCAATTGCAATATTAGAGATTGCACTAATTCTACCATTCGCAGCAACAGTAATAACAGGCACAAAAGTTGCATTACCATGTGTACCAGTTGTGATTGTGATAAAAGTGTTATCAGTATTTGCTTGGTCAAATGCTTGTTGTGCTAAAACATTAGCAGAGTTAGCTTTATCCCATCCAGCCTGAGCAATTACATTTGCAGAATTTGCTTTGTCATATGCACCTTGTGCGATAACATTAGCAGAGTTAGCCTTGTTGAAAGCACTATTAGCTTGAACAAAAGCAACGGGACCAATGTTGTCTACAAACAAATCAAGATTCTGTAGACTCAATTGTTTTGTTGTAAATGTTCCGCTACTCTTATCAACAACAACAAACGCAGTATTAGATGCATTTGCAGTAGGCGTTGTTAACTCTGGTAAGAGTGAAATCTTTGTTGTGGTTGTCATTTTTTTATCTTTATCCCTATGATTCTACTGTAATAACTAGTCCGTCTTCTGTGCTGAATTCTAATGAACCCTCAGTTGCAACAGCGTTGTAAGCAGTATTTACAACAACCATATCCTGAATGTTTGCTGTATATGTAAAGGCACTAGTAACAGATAAATTCGTATTACTTATGATACTGTTGATGACCCTTATCTCTGAGTTTACTGCAATGTAAGCACCAAGTGTTATAAAACCAAGACTGTTTGCGACATTAAATTTTGTGTTGATGCCTGTTACATAGATGCTTGAATTTGCAACATTTACTTTACCAGAAAGAGTTTTAATGGTTTCTGGATAAACTAATGTATCTATTGTTGCTTCAGCTGAATCTAATACATCCAATCTTCGCATTTCTGAATATACTTGAAATCCAGCTGGATGCATTAATTCTTTGAATATTTTCTTATATTTAGAGAACTCCACAGTAGAGGATAACAAATATGAGTAATCCATGTAATAATTTCTACCTTGAATTTTTCTATCTGAAGAAGACAAAATACTGTCTGAAGTAGTCCATCTTCCTGGAAATGATTCGTAAGTTGGTGACAATGTTGCGTTTGCAGTCGCAGTTCCGTCACCAAATGATGATAACGATACTAATGGTGATGCGGTGAAACCTTCACCTGGATCGGTGACTGTAACTTCTTCAATTTCACCTGGTCTCTTTGTACCAGATGCAATTAGATTTTCACCATCACCCAAGATACCAATTACTCTTACAGCTGCACCAGAACCAGTCGATGAACTGATTGCAGCTGTTGGTATTTTATCTTGTGTATAACCTTGGCCACCAACTAAATTAGTATCCAATTTTCTAACTGCTTTTGCAGTTTTAATTTCCGAGAATGATGTATTGACATTTAATGAAGTATCAGATGCAATAACAATTACTTTCTTGATTTCATTACCAATCATAATTCTATCACCAACAATTAACTCACTTGTAAACAATGTTCCATTACCTGCAACCATAACATTTGATACCGAAGTTACATTTGCAGTACCTGTAATCTTTGATGGCACAAATGCAACATTCGTAACTGCACCAATTGGTGATACATTGATAACTTCTGCTTCTGCACCTGTGCCAAATGACATTGGTTTAGATGTGAAGATTATCTCATCACCTTTTACATATCCTGAACCACCATTATCAATAACTAATTTACCTAGTGAACCATAAGTGTCAATATAAACTGTTGTTGGATTTATAGTGTTTGCAGTCAACGGTGAAATTGTCAGAGTTGCTGGTTCTGCATTTAGTGTTGGTACTGTAGAAACAACTGCATTTGCAGTAAGAATTGAAATACTTGCAATCTCACCAATTGATGTGTAAGATGCATTAGACATTGCCCTAACGATTGGAGTGCTAATGTAAGTATTGCCTGTTGTTGATGTGTTACCAGGAAAACCCCAATTTGTTGCAGACAATAAAGTATTTGCAGGATCAACATCAGATATAACATCAGAGAACACTAAGAATGTATTTGCTGTATTTTTCGTTGATGTTTGTACCGATGCAATACCAAAATTCAATTCTGTTGTTTCATATCCAACGGCTGCAATTCTTGCCGCAGTTTTAAATCCTGAACCACCTTCATCAATTGCAACTCTGGTAATTGTGCCTTTGAATGTCTTTGACACAATTGCAGTTGCAGGTGTTGTCGATACATCAGTAGCAACAATAACTGGATCACCAACATTATAACTTGAACCACCATCAATAATATTAATTCTTAATAGCGATGAAATTGTTGTGAAAGAAACATTTATTAAATTATTATCTGGACCAATAACATTAGTTGTTACACCTTCACCAATAGTAAATTCACCAAGTAATGTCTTTGGGCTAACATACAATTCTAAAACTGTTTTATTGTTAACGATATTCTTAGAAACTTTTTCTACTGTTGCAGTTGCACCAGATTTAACACCAGTAATTCTTCTATTGGCAAAAATTGCTTTATCTAAAGTTTCAGCGTATCCAACTTTAATTACTGCGCCATTTGCTGGTGCAGTATTAAATACCAATTTTTGTGATTCTTTTCTGATGCCGTAACCAGTTGTTTGTAGAACACCATTCACATAAACGGACACCTCACTTAAACCTAATTTGGCCAAAATATAAAAAGTTTTGTTTGTTCCGTTACCAGTATAGTTTGAGTAAATTTCAGTTGATACTTTTACTGCATTTTCAATTTCCCATTTACCATCAGATGCTCTGAGGACATTGTTTTTTGGATAACTAATTTCAAGTTCACCACCAAACAACATTCTGAATAGTAACTTGAATGACTTCTCAGAACCTTTTGATAGGTAAAGAGGCAGTACATTTTTAATCAATAGCGCTTTATCTATTGTTGTTTCTTTTGGTAAAAATGTAGCATATGAATTTAAAAACTGTTGTTCAAATTCTTCAATAGAATTATCAACATCAGAAATGTATTTTAATTCTTTTGATTTGGTAGTTAAATCATTTTTTTGAGTACCTTGTTTGTTTTCCAAAAACTCATAATATGCTTCTAAAAATGAAATGAAAACAGGATACTCTTCCCGAACGAATTCAGGAACTTGTTTGTTAATTAACAGCGATACTTTATTATCAGTCATTACACTTCAGATAATTCAGTAGTTATGGAAGTTGGATCATCTACATCAATTGTGATGATGGTATCTTTCGAAGAAGTAATAATGCCTCTTTCAGATTCAATATTGATTCTCATCAAAGCATCTGGTGTTGAAATTGAATTAACATTTAAGTCATTCAATGTGATTAGACCAGATGTGTAGTTGATTGTTCCAGCTTCTGCGTTGATAATCTTCTTCTCTGCATTTTCATCGTAGTAAAATGTTCTAAGTGTACCAAATCTACCATCAAGAATTGCAATTGCAGATGCACCATAACCACTGCCGCCTGAGATTGATACTAATGCTCTAGTATAATTAATACCTCTTTTAGTTACTACGATGTTTGTTATCTTGCCATTTGTAAGAACAGCAGTTGCAATCGCACCAACACCATCACCAGTAATAGTAACTGTTGGTTCAGATGTGTATCCTGTGCCTGCATTTGTTACTTGAATTTCAGAAACACCAGTAAATGATTCTGGTGTTTCTTCTATCTGCGCCGTTCTCAAAACACCAACTGTATCAAATATGGTAAATTGTGAACTTGTCAACTTGTTGGTTGAAGTGCCTCTGTGCAACAATGCGTTATAATCAACTTCATAGGTTGTTGATTGCCCTAATTTTAAAGCAAATCGTTTTTCTAATCTTAAAAGTGTTTCTGAACCAGCAATTGCATTTAAATCAACACCATCAATATTATCTTGTAATTTAGAAAGAATAAATGTTGAATTAAATTTATTCAAGTAAGTATTTGAATAGTTGATGATTGCATTTCTAATTGCAGTTGTAATTGCATTGGTGGAACTAACAGTTTTTGCTTTATCATACTTAACTGTATTTTTAACCAATAGATACAGAAATTTCGCATCTCTAATTTCTGCACTTACGGCAACAATTGCTTTTGGTTTAATAATCTCGTCAATGATTCTTTGTTTTTCTGTTTCTGAGATAAAATAATTTGTTTTTGGTTTTAATGCGATATAAACTTTGCCATATGATGGTGGTGTTTCATCTTCACCACCCCAAACAGATAAAGAATCAATACTAGGATAATTTTTCTTTAGATATGATTCATAGTCTTTAAAAGTCACCAATCTGTTTTGTGTAGTGAACTGTGCAGCTGCAGCAAACTTAATATCATCAACAGATTCTCTTACTGCACCACCTGCAGCCGAAGAAATTGGATCAATAACAAAACTTGTAATTGACTCTGCTAAAGAATCTGAAATACCAGAAGTTGCAACATAGTTATTTGCTTTGTTTGCAGCCGTTCCGTTTGTTCTTAAATAAGTAACATTCACTATTGCACCATCAGGTAATGATTTACCAACTACATTATTACCAAAGTAGATTTGATATTTACCAGACTTGTTTTCTTGTAGATAATAAACTTCTGAACTGACACCAACATCCAAGATATCAGAAACTGAATTGTAAACTGTAAGTTGTGTATTTCCAGAGGATGACGCAACTTGAACTTTAATAGTTGTTGTATCAATGTTTGCATCAGGCAAAGTAAATACTTGTTTTGGATTTGATGCAGAGTTGTGAGTAAATCTATAAGTGGTTAATTGACCCTCATAGATTTCTAAATTTTCAAAATAATAAGTTGAATTTGATTTAGTTACAGTTGTATCTTCTAATACAACAAAGTTATATGGTTTACTATCAATTTGGTTTGACAAGAAACCAAATCCAGCTGGTAATGTTAATGTTCCACTTGTTGATGTTGCTGAGTTTGCCGTAAAATTAATTGCTGCAACAGATGCTCTTGTTGAATGTGGTGTATAACCTAAAGTCTTAGCATGAGAGATAACAGAATCTCTTAATATAGCAGTATCTAAAAATGATTCATTAGCAACCATGTTTAGATAGTAGGCATTGTAATGGGTATTGTAAGCAAGAATATCCAATAGAATATTCAGACCAGAACCTTCAAAGTCATAGTCTGTAAATTCAGATTGTTGATTTAAAAATGCTTTTAAATTATTCTTGATTGTATCAAAATCAAGTTCGGTAACTCGTAAACGGTCTGCCATATTATCTAATCCGTTCTAGGAAAAAATTAATTGTGATTGGGTCTACACTATTAATAACAAAGAATTCAAGTCTTAGTTTATACCCATTATTGTCTGGATCGGCAATTGCATTAATTTGATTTACTTGAGCTCTTGGCTCAAAGTTTTCAATTGTCTCTACAACTGCTCTTTCTAATTGTGCTGCTATGATTGTGTCAATATTCTCAAACAAAAGTCTGCGAATACTACTGCCAATTTGTGGCCTAAATGGCCTTTCGTAGTGATTGGTGAGAATTAGATTCTTAACCGAATTGATGATAGCATACTCATTCTTGTGAGTATTGATATCTTTACGGACTGGATGAATGGTAAAATTCAAATCCAAGTCTCTAAAACTGCGGGATGATTGTATATCTACTTGAGCCATGTTCTATTTATCTCATCCACCAATAACAACTGTTGCAGAACCAGTTTCAATTATGTTAGTTCCGGCACTATTAGTATCGAAATGGCTTCCAGTTCCAGCATCACCAGTATCAGCAGTATCACCTATACGAGCTGCGCCATTTGTTCCATCATTCAAATCTATTAGAGGTGCATTAATTT